TCGACCGCCTCGAACGACCACTATGGCCCCGTCTTCATCGGCGGCCACGCCAAGCGGCAGACGTTCCTCACCGATGGCGACAGCCGCGAGGCGGGCGTGGGTGTCGCCGGCGGCGTGCCCGATGTGCCGAACAAGCTCTATGGCGGTCACGGCGCGGTCAACCGGCTGCTGACGCCCTACATGGCCGGCATCGATATCTCGGTGCCAGGCGCAACGGCGCAGGAAATGGCCGATCCGACCAAGACCGTGATGCGCGACTACATCGCCAAGACCCTGTCGGGTCCGAATGTCATCCGTATGGATGCGACCGGGATCAACGACACGATCTTTCAGGGCCGCACCTCCGCCCAGATGCTCGCCGACGCTGCGACCCGCGCCGCGCGGCTGGGCCTCAAGACTTACCCCGTCACCCTCTACCCTGTGGTCACCGACGCCACCCACAACACCGTCTACAGCTCTGCCAACGACCCGCAGCGTATCGCGGTCAATGTCGCCCGGCGCGCCGTCACCGGGGTCTATGACCCCGCGGCGGTGCTCGAGAGCGGCGTGACACCGGGCACACTCGGTACGCTCGCCGACATCTTCGACGGCACCCACGCCAACGCTACCGGCAACGAGCATGCCCGCACCGGCTCGGGTTACGACGTCGCCGCGAACTACAACGGGGTGGCCGCCATACCCGCCGGTTTCCAGTTTGGCAGCGGCGCTGCGTATCAATCCCTCGCCCTGGCCGACAGCTGGTCGGCGAGCGACGGCACCTTCACGCCGAACTATGTCTATGCGCCCGAGCACAAGCTCACCGCCGGCACGCTCGTCGAAGCGGCCACGACGGCCAATCACCAGGTGTTCAAGCAACCGACGCTGAGCCTGGCGGCCGGCGCCCACGCGATCACGGCGTTCGCCAAGCGCGGCGTGGGGTCTCGCAACCTGCGGGTCGAGACCTACAAGTCCGACTTCAGCACCAGCGGCATCGTGTCGTTCAACCTCGGCAACGGGTCGGTGTTCTTCACCGGCGGCACGAACGCGCTGTTCACTGCCCTGTCGGGGGCCGTCACTACCGTCGACGACTTCTACAAGCTGGTGGTCAGCTTCACTCTCTCGGCGACCCTGGCCAACCCCTACATCATCCTCGATCTGGGGGACGCCACGGGGGTCAATGGCTACGCCGGCGACGGCACATCGAGCGTTGTGCTCTGGGGATTGGACGTTCGCTAATATGCAAAAAAACGGCTCCGGTGCGGGGGCGCAAACCGGAGCCGTCAGTTGTGACAGACGTCGCGTAAGGAATCGCAACGCCCGTTGAAATGCGTTGCCCCGAAGAATGTTCCCGGGCGGAACATTAAAAAGCACCGGGTCGCGAAAACCCTCCTCGGCTCGACTGCGCGAAGGAGTCAGCAAATGACCGTCCAATGGTTCGGTGACCGCGTCCTCTCGAACGTGCGCGCCGCGACAGTGGTGGGCCTCCAGCGCGGCGTCGAGGCGGTGCGAACGGAAGCCGTCAGCCTGATGGTCAACTCGCCTCGAGGCGGGCGCTGGTACGGCAAGCACAAGGCATCCGCGCCGGGTGAGCCGCCAGCGCCAGATACGGGCGAGCTCCTCAACTCCGTCACAACCTCGGTGGACGCTGCAGCTCTCAATGGCAACGTGAATTTTGGCAGCGGCCATGCCGCCGCGATGGAATTCGGAACCGTCAAGGTCGCGCCCCGGCCATATGCCAGGCCGGCGCTGGCGAACAAGCTCGATGAGGCCGTTGCCGACATCGCGGACGAAGTGCGGAAGGCCTTGATCTGATGGCTTCTGCCGACCTATCCGCGCCCCTCTATGCCGCCCTTATCGGGAACGCCGCCATCGTGGCGATGCTGGGTACGCAGAGCGACGGCGATCCGTCAGTGCTCACGAATCGGCCGACGCCGCCCGACGCAAAATATCCGATGATCGTCACGGCTGGCGATGTCACGCGATCCGATCAGGATCTGTTTGCTGACCCCGTGCAGGTCATTGTCCGGGATGTTTCGATCTTCGGCCAGAACTCAACCATCAGCGGCGTCAATCAGACCCGGGTCTGCGACAGCATCGCGCTCAAGGTGAGAGATCTGTTCCACCGCCAGCGGGCCAGTCTCTCGGTCGATGGCTGGTCGGTGATCGATATCGTCGCCCAAGGCCCGATCGTGGGCCCGGTCGATGATGACATGAGCGTCCACCGCCTGGTGACGCTGACAATCCGCCTATCCTAGCCCTTCGGCAAGGCAACACCAGAAATCAGGAGCCTATCCATGGCCTTGTACTCCCTTGCTGGGACGGTGGTGTCCATCGGCACCACCGCGGCGATCGACTTCACGTCCGACAGCTCGGCAAAGACCGCTTTTGCGGCCGACACCTATACTGCGATCGCCAAGACCGAAATCCTGAGCGACTTCGGCGACACGGCGACCGACGTGGCCTTCACGGGGCTCGCCGACAGCCGCGCGCAGCACCTCAAGGGATCGACGGACGGCGGCTTCCTCGAGATTACCTGCGCCGAGGCGTCTACCGATGCAGGCCAGCAGGCGGTCAAGGCTGCCTCTGCCGCAGGAGTCCAGTCCGAGTTCAACTTCAAGATCGCGTGGCCGAATGGCGACACTGGCTACGTCCGTGGACCGGTGATGGACTTCAGCCGCGTCAACGGCACCGGTCCGAACAACGTGATGAAGCGCAAGTTCCGTGTGGGCAACAACTACGGCGAATACGTCGTCCTGGCCTAAGGAGGGCTGAATGTCCGACATTTCAATTACGGCTACCAGCGTCGTCCAGGGCGGCAATGCCGTTGTCGACCACGGTATCGCCGGGGTCGCGGTCACCGCCGGCCAGACCGTCTACAAGGATGCGGCTACGGGCAAGTACAAGCTTGCCGACTGCAACCTCGCCGGCGCCTATCCTGCGACCGGGATCGCGCTCAACGGTGCGGCGGCAAACCAGCACGTTGCGGTGCAACAGTCCGGCGATATCACCGTCGGCGGCACGCTCACCGCCGGCAGCCCGTACTACCTCAGCGCGACGGCGGGCGGCATCATGCCTGCGGCCGACCTGACCACGGGCGATAATGTGGTGCTGCTCGGCCTCGCAAAGTCGACGAGCGTGCTTTCGCTCAAGATTACGACACCGGGGGTTACCCTCTGATGGCAAAGGTATCCGCGGCAGACGTCAAGCGGGCCCGCGTCACCATCGAACTCGACGGCGAGGAGGTCACTCTTGTCCCATCGCCGGACGCGATCATTGCCCTATCGGGCGCCTATGACGGGTTCTCCCCGCTGCTCGGCGCACTTCAGCGCTTAAGCGTAAAGGCGGCGACCGATGTCGTGGTCGCTGGCCTGGGGGTAGAGGGCAAGGAAGCAAAGGCCGTAGCGCATCAGGTGGCCTCCACTGGCCCGATCGAGCTGATGCCCAAGTTGGTCGAGTTCGTGATGACGTGTGCCAACGGCGGCCGCCCTCTCAAGGAGGATGACGGCGAAGCTGGCGAGGGCCCTCTGTAAGCCACGTCGATTATGCGACGTGGCTGGTAGAGATCGCAACGGGCTGGCTCGGATGGGAGTTCGAGCGGGCCATGAGATCCGATTGCTGCGCGATCCTCCTTGCCTATCAGGGCAAGCACGAGATGCTGAAAGCGATCTTCGGATCGAATGAAGAGCCGGCGGTTGAAGACCTGCCTGTGTTTACGCCGGATGCAATGCGGGGGCTGAGCCGGCGTGTCTAGTTGCGGCTGGCCCTCAACGAGATGATGCCGAGCGCCAACATCACGGCGGCAGCAGCAGCCGTCGGCAACACAACTGGCGAACCGCCAAACGCCTGCAACAATACGGCGTACGCACCGCTCCCGCCTGCGCCAACCAACAAAATCACGGCGGCGACAGCGAATACGTTTCGCATGCATTTTCTCCCGACCCCGGCGCAGAACTTAGGGGCCAAACTCCTTCGGAGCAACACATGTCTGACGCAGGGCTAGCCGGCAGCGTTGCCGTCGAAATTGGCGGCAATCTCGCGCCGCTCGAGGCAGCTCTTGCGAAAGCCGAGCAACTCACGCGCGCGTTTGATACCCGCGTGGCGCAGGCCATGTCCGGCACTGGCGTCAGCTCCACCATGGCTCAGGTCTCCGCTGCAGTCGACAAATCCACGGCCTCGATTACCAAGATCACGGCACCAGCTTCCGCCGCTGCCGCGCAAATCGATAAGGTCGAAATGTCTGGCGTCGGCGCCGCGGTCAGCGCAAAGGCGATGGCAGCTGCGTTGGAAGCGACAGGCGGAGACCTTTCCAAGATCACGCCAGCGATGCTGGGTCTTGCGGCTGCCCAGACCGAGGTCGCCGGCACCGCCGAAGTAGCGACTGTGGCGACGGCCGAGATGGGCGCCGCTCAGGCCAAGTCCGCCGGTTTTACTGCAGGCGTCAGCCGTGAATTCAGCGTTCTCGGCTCCGAAATTCTCCGCGGCAATTTTTCTCGCATCCCCGGTTCGCTGCTGGTCATGAATGAGCGCCTGGCTTCAACCGGGACCGGCGCGCTCAACCTCAAGAACCTCTTCGGCGCGATCGGCTCCGCTGCATCCGTCGCCTTCAACCCGACGATCCTCGCCTTTATCGGCATCACGACTGCGATCGACCTGATCGCGCGCAATATCGGGGGGCTATCTGGAGGGTTCGAAACCGCGACGGAAGCGCTGAAGCGGCACGGCGATGAACTCAAGACTATCGTTGCGGGCTATGATCAGGCCACCAAGGCGGTTGACGACTATATCGGCAACGCCAGTCGCCTGCCAGCCGGCGCCGCGCTTTCCGATCTGCAACAGCAGTTCAAGGATGCTACGGATGCGATAGCCAAGTTTAGGGCTTATACCGCAGTCGAGGGGACGCCAGGCGCCGACGACTTCAGCTTCATGACCGACGACATGAAAAAACTGGTCGTCCAGTTCAATGCCGGGACGCTTTCGGCCAGTGATCTGGTCACTAAGTTGACCGAGTTGAAGAACAGCAATCTCGGGCCGCTCGGCTTCATGATGAAGCCCTTCATCGACAGCCTCGCCGATGCGGCCCGTAAGGCTGGCGATTTGCAGAATGCGATCGTCGGCTTCGAACATATCGCCGTTGGGCTCAATGTGCAGGGCGGCTTGCAAAACTCGCTCGAGCAGAAGATCGCGGGCACCAGCTCCGCGAATGCCTATCAGGCCGATCTTGCCGCGATTACGGCGCTAAGCCCGGCGGCGCAGGCGGACGTCGCGCGCCGCCAGAAAGAGCTCGAGCTTCGTGATCAGAACCTAACGGCAGGACGCCGGCAGCAGGAGATCGATCAAGCCGGCGTGCTTGCCTACACGCAGGCCGCGCATGCGCTCTCTATGGCCGACCAGCAACGGCTCATGGCGGCCAACGAAAATATCAAGTCCGCACAGGTCAGTCTCGATACGATCGGCATGTCGGTCGGCAAGACCCAGGAATTGACGTTCGCCCGGCAGCAGCTTTCGGCGGCAGAGACGGCGGCCGCCCAGAACGGCGTGACCGTGTCTGCGGCCTACATCGCCCAGGTGGAAAAGCTGGCCGCTGCTTATGGCGCGGTTCAGCAGAAGATCGCCGAGGTGACGGCGCTGAACGACGCCAAGTTCAACTCCCAGATGCTTGGCCTCAACTCGGGTGACCAGTCAATTGCGCAGACGCTGCACGGCATCTACGGAAATGACTGGCAGTCTCAGATGAACGGGACGATTGCGAACCAGCTTCGCCTCAACGCCGCGCTCGCGGATTTCAAGCAGACTGCCGAGGACGCGTCCAACACGTTCGTGTCGACGTTCGTATCCGATCTGCGGCAAGGGCAAGGCGCCGCCGCGTCCTTTGGCGATGCGCTGGTATCGGCCCTTGATCAGGTCGCTCAAAAGCTTGTGCAAATGGCGATCGACAACCTGTGGTCGAATGCCTTCGGCGGCGCGACAGGAGGATCGAGCGGCAACTGGCTGTCGAGCTTGCTGGGCATGTTCACTGGTGCGGCGAGCGGCGGCACGGCCGGCAACTTCTCAATCGGTGGCATGGCCCGGTACGCTTCCGGCACCAACTCGTCTATCGGCGGCATGGCCCTCGTTGGCGAGCAGGGCCCTGAGCTTGTCCGGCTCCCGGCCGGTTCGCAGGTCTCCACCGCCAGCCAGACGCGCTCGATATTTGGGCGCGCGGGCGGCACGTCGATCTCGCTCAACCCTGTCTACAACATCAGCGGCACCGGGCTCAGCAAGGATGAAATCCTCGCGCTGATGACTGAAAACAATGGTTCGCTGCTCCAGGCCGTCAACGATCAATTCCCTGCGGCGATTGCCAGCATTTCAGGGGCCGGCACCCACAGGCAGCGCGGCGGGTTCTTCAAGTGACGGTCAGCTTCCCCTATGCCCTCAGCTATCTGGCCGACGCGCTGTCGATCAAGTCTTGCACCTTCGACGTTCAGCGCAACGACGAGACCGATGGGTCGGGTGACGGCCGCGTGTGGCAATCAGAACTCGCTTCCCCGCTGTGGACCGCAACCATCACGCTCAACGATGGCTATCTCGCCGACCTCGAACAGGTCGCCACAAAACTCCGCAAGCTCTCTGGTGCCCAAGAGAGCTTCTACCTTTACAACCCGGCTAGGCTCTATCCGCAGTCCGACCCGACCGGCTCGATCCTCGGCACCAACACCGTGGAGGTGAATTCCATCGGCTCCGACGGGACCTCGCTCTCCCTGAAGGGGCTCCCGGCTTCCTATGTGCTGACTCTCGCCGACAAGGGCCATATCGACTTCGGGTCCAACCCGACGCGGCGTTACTTTTTCGAGATCGACGAAACGATCACAGCCAATGGCAGCGGGGTCACAGCCGAATTTCAGGTGTTTCCTGCGATCCCCGCAGGCATCGCGGTCAACGCGGTTGTGAGCCTGATCAAGCCGGCGGCGAAGATGTTCATCATGCCCGGCAGCTTCAATCCGGGCTCGATGTCGGGGCCACTGACGTCCGGCCTCACCTTCAAAGCCATGCAGCGGGTGCGCTGATGAAATCTGCCGATACCGGCTTCACCGATGCTCTGGCCGCAGCGCGCGACGGGGGCATCAAACCGCGCCGCTTCGTATGGTTCGACCTGGTCGATGGCACGTCGCTGGGCTTCTGGACCGGCGACGAGGATATTTCCACGACGCTGGCCGATGGGAACGGCAACAGCGCCACCCGGACCTATTTCGGCAACGGCGAGCTCAAGTCGGTCTCCGAAATCGTCTATGTCTCCGATCTGAGCATCCAGCCGGTCACAGTGACGATGAGCCGGATCGCACCGAACGCGCAGACGCTGATCTATTCGCACGATCCTCGGCTCGCCTCTGTGGAGATCCACGATGGGCTGGCGGCGAGCGCCCGGGCGCTCGTCTCAGCGCCGCAGCTCGTCTGGTGGGGCATCGTCGACAAAGCGCCCCGGACCATTCCGGGCGCAGGGCAGGATTCCTCCGTCGCGATCAGCGTGGTGCCGGCAGGCATTCGGCTGCTCACCAAAACCAACCCAGCGAAGCGCTCCTATGCCAGCCAGAAGGGCCGTCGTGGGGGGGACGAACTTTACCTATATGCCAATGCCGCGGCGAGCTGGCAGAGGTATTGGGGCGAGGCGAAGTCGTCATGACCCTCACACGCCTAACCAGCCCGGTGCACTGGCATCGGCGGCTTGACGACGCCATCGACGCCATCCGCCTCAAGCCATTCTCATACGGCTCGCACGACTGCGCGCTGGGCCTTGTGGCGGCCGTAGTCGAGGCGGTAACCGGGGAAGACCTGGCGTCACAGTTTCGCGGGGCATATACCGATCGTGGCAGCGCCCTCGCGCTGATCAAGGCCGGCGGCTTCAGCAATCTCGGCGATATGGTCGCTTCGCTGCTCCCGGAGATCCCTGAGGGGATCGCGCATGCGCACATCGGTGATGTTGCAGCCATCCCGGATGACGGCCCGTTCGGCTACTCGCTCGGCATCGTCAATGGAGAGCGGATTTTCGTGCTGATGCCAAAGGGGCTTGGCACCGTCGACCTCCTCAAGGCGACCAGGGCGTTCAAGGTAGGCTGATGCGCAAATTCGAGGATGAAGGGCCCCGCCATCGGCCCGGCGGCTTGCTTCGTCATGCCCGCGCGTTGCTCTACAGCGCCAGCTTCGCGCTCGGCTGGACGGGTGCCGCGCATGCCGACCCGATCACAACTGCGATTTTTGGCGCAGCCTTCGCCTCGACCTTTCTTGGCGGAGTCGTCAGCACCGTCATCACGGTCGGCCTCGAGATCGGCGTCAACCTCCTAGCCAAGGCTCTCAGCCCCAGCACGGCTGGAGCGACGACGGCCGGCATCTCGACCACGGCGACGTTCGGTGACAAGACGCCGATCGGCTTCCCGATCGGCCAGACCGCGACCGCGGGCACCTTCATTTATGGCAACGAATGGGGCTCCTCGGGTGACACGCCGAATGCCTATTCGACCGATGTCTATGTGATCTCGGACCGCCCGATTGCCGATCATCCGGGGATCTGGGTCAACGGGCAGAAGTGCACCATCAACTGGGGCGCCACGCCAGCGGCGCAGGGTTATCCGGTCACCGACTTCAACAAGGACGGGGCGGATCATCTCTGGGTCCGCTATCTCGACGGCACCCAGGTCGCCGCCGACACCTTCCTGCGGGCCAAGTTCGGTGCCGATGCCAATCGTCCATGGACGTCGACCATGATCGGCACCGGCTGCGCGATCGTGATCGTGACCGCGCTCTACAACCGTGACCTGTTCCAGAATTTCAACCAGTACCTGTTCGAGCCCGGCCAGAGCGCTTGGTACGACATCACCAAGGACTCGACCAATGGCGGGTCGGGCACGCATCGCTGGTCCGACCAGACCACATGGGCGCCCACCAGCAACCCCAAGGTGATCGCCTACAACCTGATGCGCGGTGTCTACTCCGGTTCGGAGTGGCTCTATGGCGGCCAGAACCTCGCGGCGACCCGCCTGCCTGCCGCTAACTGGATCGCGGCGATCAACGCCTGTTCGACGCAGATCACCCTGGCCGACACCACGACTGAAGATCAGTTCCGCTGCGGCTTTTACGTCACCGGCGACATGGAGCCGCTATCGGTCATCGAGGAACTCGACAAGGGCTCCTCGGCCTACACTGCCGAAGTCGGCGGCATGTTCAAGACGCTGGTGGGGGCGCCGGGGAGCGCCCTCTACAGCTTTACCGACGGCGATGTGCTGGTCACTCGGCAGCAGGACGTGCAACCCTTCCCCGGCTTCGCCGACACGCACAACGTCGTCCAGGCGACCTATCCTGAGCCGGCCGAGCAGTGGCAATCGAAGGACGCTCCCGACCTCGAGGATGCCGGGCTGATCGCCGCCGATGCCGGTTTCTACCTGCCGGTGTCGCTCACCTTCGCCGCCGTGCCGTTCGGCAAGCAGGTGCAGCGCCTGATGAAGACGGCGCTCAATACGGGGCGCCGCTTCATCATCCACACCGTCTACCTTCCCCCCGATGCCTGGCCGCTCGAGGCGGGCGTCGATGTGGTTTCATGGACGTCGGCGCTCTTCGGGTACACGAACAAGAAGTTCCTGATCACTGGCAAGGCCGGGCAGCCGGGCTATCAGCAGAAGGTGACGCTGCTCGAGGTCGACCCCGGCGCCGATTACAGCTGGTCGACCGCCGACGAAAAGCCGGTCACCACCTCTTTCCTCGGCATTGTTCGGCCGGCGCCGCAGGTCCTCACCGGGTGGACGGCCTTTTCATCCGACTTCATCGACGCCTCCGGTACGGCCCGGAAGCCCGGCATCGGCGTCACATGGGATGGCGGTCAGACAGACGTCCGCGCGGTCCTCGTGACGGTTCGCGAGAAGGTGTCCGGCAACGTCGAATGGTCGGGCGAGGTCAACTACGCGGCGTTCCCGACCGGCGGCACACTGCCCCACGCCTTCCTGCCATCGGTCACTTATCAGGCGCAGGGCGACTACATCCCCTATTCGGGCCGCGACCACACGGCGTCGTCCTGGCTTGACGTCACGACGTCGGCCATCTCCACCGATCTGCCGGACTTCGGGCCCCGTGTGACGGCTCTTATCGACTACTTCAACACGGCAATCGCCGACCTGCAGGCAAGCGTCGGGCAGATCGGCGGCATCCTCGATGCCCAGGATTTTGCCAACTACCAGGACAAGCAGAGCCTATCGCTCAAGGTAACGTCCCAGGTCGGCTCCGCGGTGGCGATCGCCGGCGAACTTTTCGAGGCCGCCACGTCTGCCATTGCCGCCGAGGCGACGGCACGGATTGCGGCGATCGCCCAGATGGGAACGGCCTTCGCCGGCGGCCTCCTGGAGTTCGACAGCACTGTAACCGGGAGCGGGGCAGGGGCCACGGCGACGATCGCCGCCAAGATCAGGGCGCAGGTCGGCGACGCAGTGGCGCAGGGTGGCTGGATGTGGAAGGCCACGGCGGACGGGCTGGGTAACACCTCCATCCAGGCGCTGCTGCAGCAGGACACGCTTTACCTGGTCGACGGCGCTGGCAACATCAAAACCGCCATCACCTTCGACTTGACCACCGGGGCGATCGTCGCCGCCTCGATCAACCTGGGCTCCGGCGCCGTCGTCATCGACAGCACCGGCATCACGGTGACCGGATGACGGTGTTCCGCTCGAAGGCGAAGGTCGGCGCGGGCTTCGCCATCTACCAGTATTCAGGCAACGACGACCCGCTGACCGATCCGCTGCACCACATCCCGGCGCTGAGGCTGCACTCGGACTTCGACTATTATGCCGCCGCCGCCGGCTTCCCGCAGGATGTGACGGTCGCCCATGCTTCGATCGCTGCCGACACCGGCGAGGCGATCGGCAATCCGGCCACGGTGCAGATCACCTACTTCTACGCCGTCACGCAGAACGACTATGTGCTGGCGGCGCACAACCTCGGCTACAAGCCCAACTTCATGGTGTCGGTCGGCGGGGTGCAATACCCCGTCGCTTTTCCGGTGCAGCGCGCGGTTGGCGGTGCCCGCCGCAGCGTGATGTTCTGGGTCGACAACACGAATATCTATGTCCGCGAATACTGCATCCCGGGCAATGTCGGGCTCCCGGCCGTCAACGTCACTTACCATGTGACGGTGTTTCGCGATCCGACCGCCAGCGGCACACACCTCATGGAAGCGACCGCCTCGCGCATTCGCCTCGCCTACGGCAAGTTCGATACCAACGAGCGGATGGCGCGCGAGCCGGACACCGGCGAGACCGTCTACAACGTGCCCACCGATCGCACCTGCGACATCAACAATGGGCATTTCCGCTTCATCCTGCCCGACGGCAGCTTCTACCAGCTGGCGCCGATCTTCGGGTTCAACTCCTATCTCGGGACGCAGTTCGTCAGCGTGCCTGCCAAGGGCATCGCCATCTGATGGGCATCCCGAAACTGTCGATCAAGGCTGGGCTGATCGAGCTGCTCGACGGCGTCCGCAAGGTCTTCAGCACCACACTGCTGCCGATCGCCCGAATACCCGCGGCCGCGATCACGCTGTCGGGCTATAACGTCACCTTCCCCGATCCGGTAAAGGACTTCCTCTACTACCATTCGAGCACGCACACCTCGACGCATCGAACCGAGTTCGTCGAGATGTTCGTGACCGCGCCGCCCCAGAAATGGGGGCCGGCCGGTGCGGAGGGCGTCACCAACACGCTGGCCGACATCCTGCTGGGCACTGTGCCGTCGGACGCCGACTATCTCGACGTCCAGCTGACTCTCAACAGCCGGACGACATACACCTATACGTTCTGCGCCTCCTCGCTGCCGCCGTTGGTCGATCCGGGAAAGCAGACGCAGCTGCTCGGCGGCTCGTGCCCGCTCGAGGAAGGGCCCAACTGGGCGCGATCGATGGACATCGTGCTCGGCGCCGACAATGGCGACGGCACCAAGAACGTCTATCTGCGCCGCTGGCAGTGTGCGGCAGCGAGCGATCCACAGTTCACGGGGAGCCAGTACACGCCGCAATCGGTGGTCGGAAACCCGATCTACGCCATCGGCGGCAGCGTCTACACTACTACCTCGCCGAGCGATGTCTGGGGTTATGGCAGTGCCAACCAGATCGCGACCTATCCGGCGACCGACCCCACAAGCTTTGCCGCGATCTTCAACTTCGACCTGGTCATCACCCCCGGCTACATCAACGTCGGTTCGCCGACGCTGAAAAAGCCGTTCGCCATGGTCACCGACCAGCTGCTCTACGGCACCGTTCCAACGGCTTCGTCCTATTCGGCGACCATGAATTTTGGCCCGGCGGACGCCAACCGCTGGATGGTCCTCTCGATCGTTGCGACCAACCTCACCACCGGCACGCTGGCGGTCAGCTCGGTCAGCATCGGCGGGGTCGCGGCGTCCATCGTAGTGCAGACGTCGAGCAGCAGCGGCACCGCCTTCACGACGGCGATCGCCATCGCCAAGGTGCCATCGGGGACATCAGGCGCGGTGACCGTCAACTTCAGCGGCAGCGCCACGAGCAACATCAAGGCGCTCGGACTGCAGCTGACCGCCATGTACAACCCGGCATCGTCGACGCCAGTCGCCACCCTCAGCCGCGGCACCTCCGGCGGCACCGGCGCCCTGGCCACGGCGGCAGGTGGCGTGGCCGTCGCGGCGGTCGCCAGCGGCAGCACGCCCGACACGCTGGTCGGCATCGAACACGGCGGCACGACCGAGCAGATGGGCTGGCAACAGACCGACGGCACCACGCTCAACATCGGCGCGACCACCGGCGGCGGCAACCAGACGATCATCGCTGCTGCCTCGTGGCACTGACTTATTGGGACTGGGTGGTCCGCCGCGACAATACAATCTTCTGGCCGGCGCGCGGAATCGTGGTCATGTGCGCCGGGCTCTGCGGCAGCACGGCGATCAAGGCAGCGGCGATCGGGGCGCCATCGGAAAACGTGCACCTCGATCCGCGGCTGCGCTACGTCCGCAACACCGATCTGGCCAGCCTCGGCCTGCCGGTGGTCGCAATCTGGCGCGATCCGGTCGAGCGCTGGTGTGCATGGTGGCGCGAGCTCAACCGGCTGCCGAGCCATCCGTTCTACCCCGATATCGCCGATCTCAGTGACCTCGACGGCGTCATCGACTGGACGGCGGCCCATATCGACCGCCGCGACTTCCACTTCCATCCGCTGCGGCGGCTCTATTCGCTCGGCGGCGCGCAGCTGCCCGGCCGGTTCATCCACCTGTCGGCACTGAGCGAGGCGTGGCCGGAAATCCCGCCGCGCGCGCCAGGCGCTCCGGTCGCGCTGACGAATGCCCAGCGAGACCGGCTGCGCGCGCTCTACGCCGTCGACTATCGCCTCCTCGAGGCGCTCTCCCTCAGCTGAGGATATCCCAGCATGGCTTACACACTCACCCCTGCGCCGGGGACGATCTCCATTTCCGGAGCCACGATCACGGGCGTCGGCACGACCTTCACCGCCTACAAGATGGGCGCGGAGATCTTCGTCAAAGACATCGGGGTTGTGGGGCAACTGGCGTCCGATCCGACCAGCGACACGAGCGCCACGCTGGCACAGGCATGGGCGGGTTCCGCGGTGGCGGGGAAGGCGTTCGGCGTCTATCCGCAGAACGACCCGGCCGTCTATGCCAAGCGCGTCCGAGACCTTCTCAACAGCCTGGCCGTGCCCAAGACCGGCCAGAACATGGCGTTCGATGGCGCCTCAACTACGGCCGGTGACCCCGGCGCCGGCAAGGTGCGCTTCAACTCGGCGAGCAGCCCGACCATTGCATGGATCAGCTACACCGACGCTGATGGAAACGACATCACGTCGCTGGTCAAGGCCATGGATGATGTCGCCAACACCACGTCGCGGTCCTCGGTGACGTTGCGGCCCACCGATGGGGCAAACGCCTTCATCGATCTCAATGTGACGGGCGCCATCACCGACAACACGACCTATGCCGCGGTGCCGGTTTCGCTGCGCGCCGGGACCGTGCCGGCCAACCTGGCCGCTCTCGCTATGGCGGCTGTGCCGGCGGGAGCGGATGGCACCAGCGGTTCGAACGGCAATGCGCCCGGCATCCCGCTCACCTTCGATACGACCACGACCGACGCCGATCCGGGCGGCCCGGGCAAGATCAGGGCCAACAACGCCACCTTCGGCTCAATCGGCTTCCTCTATATCGACGGCACCGATACCGGCGGCATTTCGACGGCGGCGGCGGTGGCACTCCTCTCCGCGGCCTCCAATGCCGTCGCGCGCTCCATCGTCAACTTCACCACGGCGCTCGGCACGGAGCAGATGAGCTTCAAGGTGACGGGCGCGGTCGTCGATGGCGGCTCTGGCACCTATTGGAAGATCCCCGTCACCGGCATTTCTGGGTCGCTACCGACCAACGGCACGACCCTGCGGATGACCTTCTCGCCTTCGGGGGCAGATGGCGCAGGTTCGGTGAGCAGCGTAAACGCCCAGACTGGCGCCGTGCTGCTCAAAAGCAGTGAGCAGATCGAGAACCTCGGACTCGCTTTCTCGGTAGCGGCCTCGGCGCTCACCTGCGCCCTGAAGCAGGCCGATGGTGCCTCGGATGCGACTGCCTCGGCTCCCGTATACGTCGGCGTGCGCAATGCGACGCTCACCAGCGGCGCTTTTGCCCAGCGGTCGATCACCGGGGCCCTTTCGCTCACGGTGCCATCCACGGCCACCCTGGGGCATACCAGCGCCGTTCCCGGCAGCCTCTACTGGTATCTGATCGACAATGCCGGCACGCTCGAACTGGCCGTCTCGGCGACTGACTTCGGTCGGGCCGGCATCGCCTCGACCACCACAATCGCTGGCGGGTCGAACACTGCGGCGACAATGTATTCGGCGACCGGGCGCTCGAATGTGCCGTTCCGAAAAATCGCAAGCACCATCGACACGCAGACCGTTGCGGGAACGTGGGCGGCGGCGCCATCGACGGTGCAGCTCTCGCCGACGGCAGATGACACCAAGCTGGCGAAATCGGCCAATCTGTCCGACCTGGCCAGCGCTGCGACGGCGCTGACCAATCTGGGCGGGTTCGGCGTCATCAAGGTCCAGACCTTCACGTCGTCGGGCACCTATACGCCAGACCCCAACATGGTTTTCTGCTTGATGCGGGGCGTAGGGCCCGGCGGTGGGGGTGGGGGCGTCGTGGGCTATACCGGCGGTCTCGAGATCGCCTCTGGCGGCAGCTCCGGCACCTATTCCGAGGCGATCGCGAGCCGCGCCACGATCGGTGCATCCAAAGCCGTCACGATAGGCACCCCGGGTAGCGGGGCAGCTGCGGGCGCCAACGCCGGCACGGACGGGGGCGACTCGAGCGTTGGAAGTCTGCTCGTCTGCAAGGGTGGCAAGGGCGGCGCGGGCACCAATGGCGTCGG